ATCAATTTCCAATAGCTGAAAAAAAAAGCAGGCTCAATCCCATATATTGAATTTATTTATTACTATTCAACAATTGGATGAGCCTGCTTTTTTTTTCAGCTATTGGAAATTGATAAATCAGAAGGATCATACGCTGTTAAAGGAGGTAAAACCATCTTAGGTAAGATTTTTCAGTATCAGGAAAAAACAGGAATGCCTGTTAAAGATATTATGAAGCTTCCTTATATATTTTTTGTAATTGGTATGTTGGATGCCCCTGCTATAGATTACGATAAGAAAAAACAAAAAACTTATACACCTGAGACCGGGAAAGATGAAATTAATGCATTTATGGGTTTCTTAGGATAAAAATAAAAAGATATGTTTGGATTGTTTTTTAAAAGCGGCATTGATAAAGGATTTGAAAAGGATTTAGAATTGATGAACAAAAAGTTGAATAAGTTCGACAAAAATGTTCAAACTAAAGGCATGCAAATCAATAAAACTTTCCAAAATATTGGAGGTACTATATCAGGTATGATTTCTGTTTTAGCGATAGGTGCTGCTGGCAAAGAAATAGTATCCTTTTCAAATGATTTGGATACAGCACTCACTGAGGTTGCTACTATTAGTACAGAAGTTACAGAAAATACAGAACAATATAAAGATGCTCTTTTAGCTTTATCCACAGAAGGTAGTCAATCAGCTATTGAATTAACTAATGCTTATTATGACATAGTATCTGCGGGACAAGATGGGGCTGCTGGATTGGAATTATTAACAGCTGCTCAAACAGCTTCTGTTGCGGGATTTGTTGATGTAGGTATTGCGGCAGATGGATTAACAACAGTTATTAATGCTTGGGGTAAGGATGCTTCAGAGGCTACAAACATATCTGATATATTCTTTAAAACTGTTGAAAAAGGTAAAACAACTTTTCCTGAACTGGGTTCTAATATAGCTCAAGTGGCTCCTATAGCAGCCAGTTTGGGAGTGTCTTTTGAAGAAGTTTCAGCTGCAGCAGCAACCTTAACCAAGGCTGGTACTCCAACGGCTCAGGCATTCACTCAGATACGTTCTTCATTATTATCTGTTAATAAAGTATTAGGAGATGGTTGGTCAGAGACTATGACTTACCAAGAAGCTTTAGCAGCTGTAAGGGAACAAGCAGGAGGTTCTATTACTCAGTTACGGGAAATGTTGGGAAGGGTTGAAGCTGTTAATGCTGTGTTAGGTTTGACTGGGCAAAATGCTTCAACTGCTGCTCAGGATTTAGAAGCAATGAATGGAGCTATGGGGGCTACGGCTAAAGCAGCAGAAAAAGTTACAGAAACCACTCAATTTAGAATAAAACAATTAAAAAATAATATACTTGCAGCTTTGGAACCACTTGGTAGAGAAGCTTCTCAATTATTGTCTAATATAGCTAAGAGATTAAATGAAGCATTCGAAAGTGGTAATGTTCAAAGGTATGTACGCGTATTATTACAATTAGCTAAAGCATTTGCTGTTTATAAAGTCTCAGTGATGGCTCTTAATCAAGTACAAAGGATTAGAAGGGCTATTCTATTAACTAATATAAAAGCCATGAGGCTTTCTGCAATAACTGGAAAACAAGTGGCAGGGGCTAATATACTAATGGCTAAATCAATGAAGGCTGTATCAGCTGCTTTTGCTGCCAATCCTGTAGGTTTATTGGTTACGGCTTTGATTACTGCTATTCCTTTGATTAAAAATTTAGTTACTTCATTGGAATCTTCTGAAAAGAAAATGAAGAAGATAAATGAAGAGATAGATAAAACATTTGCTCAAGAATCTGCTGGATTGGAAGTTCTTAAGAAACAATTGAATGATTCTAATCTACAATATGATGATAAAAAGAGATTAATTGAAAAGTTAAATGAAGAATATGGAGAATATTTGCCTTCGTTGCTTACTGAAAAGAGTACCACTGAAGAAATTAATACAGCTATTAATCAAGCTAATAAAGCGTTGCGTGAGCAAATTAAATTAAGAGTACTTAATCAAAAAGCTACTGAAACAGCTACTAAAATTTATGAACTTGAGCAAAAAATTCAAAAAGCACAAAGCCGGGAATTTTTAAGAAATACTGAACAGGTATTAAATGCGGTAAGTGCAGGAACCGGGGAAGTGTTAGGCTTTAGGTTGGATATACTTAAAAAGAATTTACAAGAAGAAAAAGAACTATATGATAACATATTAAATGAATTAGGAAATTCCACTAATGAAGCTATTAAAAAAATTAATAAAACAACCCCAGAATTAACTATAACACCGGGTTCTGGTATATCGGATGAAGAGAGAGAGAAGAGAAGGAAAAAAGCTATCAAAGCATTGGAAATTGAATTCCAGGGACGTACTAATGCTTTAATAAAGCAATATGGTAATGAAGAGAAGTTACAAGATGAGTTCGAACGCAAGCAATTGGAAAACAGATTAGAGTATCTTCAGCGATTACGAATATTAACTGCTGATCAACTTGAAAAGCTTAGAATTGATGAACAGATATTACTTACTGAAGATGAATTGGGGGTTAGTATAGAACAACAACAATTAAAGACATTATTGGATGAATTTAAAACTTATACGGATAAGAGAACAGAAATTGAAGAGGAGTATAATAAACGTATTATATTATTGCGTAAAAATGGATATGAAGATCAGGCCCAGGTTGCAGAAAATGCTTTACAAAATGAATTAGAAAAATTGGATGGGGCTATTCTATCAGCTAGTGCTAAATTCCAAGATTGGATGAAGGTTACTTTGCCCCGACTGACTAAGCAAGGTATTCAATCTTTACAGAGTCAATTGAATAAGTTAAAAGTCAAGCTTCAAACTCAACCCTTGGACCCCAAGGAAGTATTAATAGTTACCCAACAGATTGAAGAACTAGAAAAGGCTATTGAAAAAGCTAATGACGCTCAAGACACAGGTAAAAAGAATTGGAAGGATACTATTGAGTTAATGAATGAAGTTAATGAATTTATTGGTAATTTAACTAGCACATTTACCAATTTAGATGCAGAAACTAAAAACGTATTAGATGGTATTGCAGGAACCGTAGCAGGGGTAATTGGATTGGCTACTGCCGTACAAGGAGTAGCAACAGCGGTCACGGCCTTGGAAAAAGCTTCAGTTATATTAGCAGCCATTGCCGCAGTTCTTCAAGTGGTTAATGCTATTAATACAGCTATTAATAATGCTAGAAAATTGAGGGAAGAGTCCTATATAAGAGAATTAACGCAGATACAAGCTCTTAATGCTGCTTTGGTGGAACAGAATAGACTATATGCAGAAGGTAATGAATTTTTTGCAGAAGATAAATGGGGGACAGTGTTATCAGGATTAGAAGCTTACAATCAGGCTTTAGGTTACCAGCAAGAATATTTGGAAGAGATAGAAAAATCATCCAGGAAAGTTGAAGATACCACATGGACTAAGTGGTTATTGGGAGGGGCTGGTGTAGGAAAAGCTATTTCTGAATCAAGTGCTAAAAAAGATATTAAAGACCTCCAAGAACAAGCAGATACTTATGCAACTGAAGTTGAAAGAGCATTGGCCAATATAATAGTACGTACTGAAGATAAAAGTAAGGTTGCTAATTTTTTAGGATTCTCTGATGAGTATGATAGTATCTTAGCCTTATATCCTAATGTGATTAAGGCTAATGGGGAAGTGGATAAGGAAATACTTAAATTAATAGTAGATACTGAGAAATTAACTGATACAGATAAAGCTCGTTTAAAAGGTTTAGTTGATATAATGGAACAAGCTGAACAAGCTTATGCTCAATTTGGTGAATACATAAGTTCCATTTTTGGTTCAGTTGGAGATGAAGTCACTCAAGCTTTTCAACAAATGTATGAATCCGGGGATGATGCTATGAGTGCTTTAGAGACTTCCTTTTCAGAAATGATTGAACAGTTTACTAGAGATGCTATTGAATTTGCTTTACTTCAGCCACTTATTCAAGAATTAAATGAAACTACTAAGGCTTTGGGCGTAGAGTATGCAGCAGGTCAGATAAGTTCAGAAGAACTACAAGAAAGTATTATTAATCAATTAGGTACTTTCTATGATAGTTTAAATGAAATTCAACCTGAAATATTGAAAGCTTATGAGAATGCTGATAAATTAGCTGCTCAAGCTGGATTTGAAGAAGCATTTGAACCAGATAAAGAAGAGGAACCAGTGACAACTATAGAAGTGGAACCTGTTGAGATTGAAGATAAGGAATTGAGCAGAGCAGGTCAAATCCAACAAGCTATTACTGAAGAAACAGGAGGAATGTTGGTGGGTAGATTAGGAGCTATTATGATGAGTAATGAAAGACTAGCTAATTATTCTCAGGATATGTTGGACTTGGCTATGACTCATTTAGTGACTCTTAATAAAATAAAGGAAAATACAGATTATCTGCCTACAATAGCAGAGAATACCAAAAGAACATATGAATCATTAGAATCATTATAATTATGCAAGTACTAATTGATAATAAAGATTTAACAGATTACGGTATTGAAGTATTAGACTATACTGGGGCTTTCTCGTTTGCTGCTGAGCGTGAAAATGAGCGTGAATGGGCTGATAAGTCCGGGGTAGATAAAAATTTAGTTAATATTAAATATGATACTAAAGAATTTGTATTACATTGTATGGTGAAAGCAAATGATGAAGGGGCTGCTTATGATTTAGTTAAGGTTTTGGTAAATGATATGTTTTCTAGAGGTTGTGTTGTTTTATCTCTCAGGGACACGGCCAAGAGTATAAGAGAATGTTACTTAGTGGAAAGAAGTGGTACTTTGATTGCTGATATTAATATTCGTGAGCAAAACAGCTTATACTTTTTTAAGTTGGGTTTGAAAGATGTCAATCCAAACGCTGTAAAATACAACAATACAATAACCGGGAATAGTACTACTATCAATTACACCAAAGGCCAAACAGCAGTAATATATTGGGGTAATGGAGAACGTGCTGAAGTGAGTAATTCAGGGAATTATACTAAAGATGATTATGCAGCGGATGGTGAAGTGGATATTATAATTGATGTAGATGCTGATGCAGCAACTATTACTGCTTTATCTGCAGATTTTTCAGCTAGTCCCGGAACTACTGGTGATAAACCTTTTACTGTTGATTTTACAGATGATTCCACTGGTGATATTATTATATGGAACTGGAACTTTGGAGATGGGAATACCTCTGATGAACAAAACCCTACTCACGAATATGAAGAATCAGGAACCTATACAGTAACTTTACAAGTATTTAACGATGCTCAAGGTTCTGATACTGAACAAAAAATTGATTACATAACTGTAGTTCCTGTTGAATTGGGATTAGATGATACTGATGTAATAGGAATAACAGCGACTGATCAAATATCAATCAATTAAATATTAAAATTATGGGAATAATTAGATTAAGAACTATACCAGGCACTTTAACTCCAACTGAGTTTGGTGCTTTAGCCAATCCAGCTTATATAGCTGTTGATGAAGATACATTATCCACTGCAGAAAAACTTGATTTAAAAGGATTAATATTATCTACAGATGATGAAATTAGGACGCATTCTGATAAGGATTATTATTTGGTTTCTCCGAAAGCTTTATTGGAATTATTAGGTAGTGACTCTGAAAAGGGTCTAGTTCAATTAGCATCCCAAACCAATATAGAAGATGGGGACACAGATAATGTAATACCTGCTAAAAAAATGGGAGTAGTTATTGCAGAAGCCAGAAAATCTTTGTTTCAAGTTGAAGGGAGTACTCAAAATGTTTTTGCTTCACAGTACCCTCCAGAACTTTATAGTTCAATTGTTAGTAATTGGTGTGTGAGAGATAATAATGGTATGAGCGTTGGTAATTTAAAACAAATGTTAGTAGGGTTAAGTGGTGAAGGGATTGGTTATGATACTTTAAGAATTAGTTTGAATATACGTACTAATTTAGGCTACTATATGAGTACAAAGAATTTGGTATCAAGTTCTAGTGCATTAACTAGTGCCTGCGGTTCTACTGGGATAAGTGTATATGTGTATGCTGATGGAGTGAATGTAGCTTTAAGAGCTACTTCCACTTTAACTTTTTTAAGTGCCAGTGCTGTAATACAAGCCACTATTAAAAGTGTTTAATAATCATGGTTTATTCAATATTTAGAAATAACGCATTAGTTACCAGGGTTAAGCCTTTGGATAATTCTGAATTATCGCAAAAAAAACAACAAGAAGATGTTGTGCGTTTAAATTTTATATTGGACAGTTTTGTGGAAATAAAGGTTGGTGATTACATTTTGTTTGAAAAAACGGGTTATTTCTATTATTTGAATAAAGCGCCCAGAGTGTCTGAAGCTCCTATGAATTATAGATATGAATGTGTTTTTGAAGGTCCATTACATGAATTGAAAAAAACAGTAATATTTTTAGATACTGCTAAAGAAGGGGGCGGGTATTATCGTGATTATAGATTTCCATTAACAGGCAATGCTCAAACTTTTTTAGAATTCATTGTGAGTAATTTAAATCGCAATGGAGGTTCTTATGTAGCTGGGAAATATAAAGAAACTGGTACAACTACTATTGATTTTAATAATTGGAATGCCTTTGAAGCAATTACTTCAATGGCAGCTGATTTAGAATTTAATTGGTATTTAGAAGGAAATGTATTGAATTTTGATAGCAAGGAATTAAATAAAGGTTACATTTTTCAAGTGGGTCGTAAAAGTGGATTTTCAGAATTGTCCAGGTTAAGAATTGATCGTGCAGATATTAAAACAGTAATATATGGATATGGGTCTACTGAAAATCTACCTCCCAGAGTATCTGAAGGGGTGACTTATGATAGTGATTTATTGACAGAAAACAGATTAAGTTTTGAAGGAGAAGATGGTGAAAGTAAATTAAGTAATAATACAGAAGTTTATGGACGTATAGAAGATGTTCAAGAGTTCGATATTAAGCCTGAATTCACTGGAACAGTAGATACTATTGATGAAACAGATAGAAGAGTGTTCACTGATGATAGTATTGATTTTGATATAAATGATTATCTATTACCCGGGATACATCCCAAGATTACTTTTTTGACTGGTAAGTTAATAGGTTTGACTTTTAATATAAGTTATGTACATTCTGCTAAGCAAATAACAATGGATTATTATACTGATGAAAGTGGGGAATATCCTAATGCTTTAATTTTTGCAGAAATAGGCGACACTTATAAACTTTTTGATATAGGATTCCCAGAGAGTTATATAACCTCAGCTCAAACAAGATTACAAGAAGCTACTCAAAATTATTTAAATGAAAATAGTAAAAGCTTGGAAACCTATAGAGCTGTTATAGATAAAGAATATATTGAAAGTCAAGGTATTGTTTTGGATTTAGGGGATGTAGTAAGAATCATAAGCCCTAATTTTCAATTGGATGCTGCGTTTGAAATTAAAGAATTAAAACAAAATATAACAGACCCCCATCAATATCAGATTACATTTGGGGACACTCTGCCATTGGGTTTGATTTATTCATTACAATTAAATCAATTCGCTAATCAACAAAATATATATAATGTACAGAAAACAACAATCACTAATAATGAAATTATCACTAATATAGGGGGAGAAGTAGAATGGCAACAGCTGTAAAGTTCATATATGGTACAGAAGCTCAGATATTGGCTTTAACTTCTGAGAGTGAATTATGGATAGACCGGGCATTTTATTATCCATCTGATAAAGATTATTTTTATCAATTATTAAATGGAGAAATGAAGTTGTATGGTATAGGTACTGCTGCAGCGGTAGGGATTGGAATTACTTTGAATGATAAAGTAATAGGTGGGGTAAAGTCTAGGATAGAAAGTGAAGATGTTTTAACCATTCCTGAATTTTATGAGTATAATGTGTTTTCTTTAAACATCGAGGGAGTAATTAATAATAACGGTATAATACATATATCATGAGTCAAATAAATTTATCACGGACAACTACTTTTGAAACCCCGCCAAGTGGGTATATAGGGTATGGTATTGATAATGATGGGAATCCTGTGTTAATAAAAGCTGACGGTTCTACAACAGCTATATTAATTGAAGCTGGAGGAGAAGAAACCATTGTTTCTAATGTGTTAGCTAATCGTGGTATGGGATTAGAATCTGCATTGCCTGAAATAATTGCTGAAGGAGACGTATATGTCACTACAGATACTTATAAGGTATATACTGCTATTTCTACTGAAGATTGGTCTAGTAAAGATTTAATAGCCTCTCAATTAATCACGGATGGAACGGTATTATGGCAATATGATGGAGCAGCTTTAATTCGATTAAACACAGGAGCTTATACTGCTGCGTATACTTCTGATTTTGAATTTGATGGTGATTTAGCAGAAACTCAGATGATTACTTTAACTGCAAACTTGGATAGTTGGAGTTTCAGCAATCTCAGGGAAGGATACACTTATTTATTATATATTATACAAGACGGTACAGGAGGGTGGACAATTCCTAACCCTACTGGGTTGACGTATATAGGAACAGATTCAGGAAAAGTATTCAATTTAAAGGCAGATGCTATTAATTTAGTTAAAGTTCGAGTCATGCCTGGGGGAAATACGTATTGGTCTGTGGTAGGTAATAATCTGACAGAAACGGATATTGAATTATATATAGAAGGTGTTTCAGGAAATGATACTACAGGGGATGGTACATCAGGGAATCCTTATCAAACATTATTAAGAGCTATACAGGATATTCCTCCAGTATGTAGTAATATCAATATTACATTCCAATTTAATGAGGCTGCTACTTATACATTTGGGGATGATGAAAAAACTGCATTGGGGGCAATTCAATATTCGTCTTGTTATATCTTTTTCAAAGGAATTACTAGTACTATAGAATCTTCTGTGTCATTTACTGAAATTAGTTCAAAAAGAATGCTTTATAATGCGTCAAAAGCAGGGGTAACCGTAGCTGAAAATGATTGGCGTGGTTATTTTTTGGAAGATAGTGGAAAATATTATCCTATTAGTTATAATTCTGCGGGTACTGATAATTTCACTGTGGAATATATGCGCGGTAGCCGTAATGGAACTAGAAATG